TCCAGTCGCTGTTCGACTTCATCAAGGGCATCATCGACCGGATCAAGAGCTTGTGGGATTCGGTGTCCGGCATCGTCGACCGCATCAACCCATTCGGCGGCGGCGCGTCGTTCTCAGCAGCTGGTCCAGTTGCGTCGCCGTTCGCGATGAGCTCGCCAGCTCCGCGCGCCGCATCAGCCGGCGTCGTCGTCAACGTCTACGGCGCGATCGATCCTGATGCGACCGGTCGCCGCATCCGCCAGGTTCTGTCTGATACGGAGAACCGCCTGGGATCGCGACGCCCCAGGATCGTCCTGTGACCGTCTTCCACCTGCCGATCGTCTACGTCGACGGCGTCGCCCTCGATAGCTGGCGTGTGCTGCTGCCGTTGGAGTACGGCTACGGCCGCTCGCGCCCTGACCAGCAGCCCGACCCTGGCGGCTGCCAGTTCGAGTACGTTGGCGAACCTACGTTCCAACGCGGTAGCCGCCTCGAGATCGAGCTCGATGGCAACATCGTCTGGCGTGGTGACGTCACGGCGCGCGAAGTGTCCTGGCAGTCGATCAACGACGAGCCGGTCTACCAGATCGTTGGGACTGGCTGGGCGTACCGCGGCAACCGCGCATTCCTGCGAGACGCCGTGTGGATTCCTGCTGGCACGGATGCGCAGCAGGTGCAAGACCTCATCGATGCGTTCGCTGCGTCCGTAGACGCGGGCGTAGATCCTCCTGTGACGCTTCAGAGCGTGACCGATCCGTCAAGCCAGCAGGGTTGGTGGTTGCCAGTCGGCCGCGAGTATCTGCAGGCGCTGCAAGAGCACGGCTCAACCACCGGCTCCACGGTGTGGGAGCGCGCGAGTGGCGTCCGCTACGTTGGAGCTGCGTACCGCGAGACCGCTCCGCCGCCAGTGAACACGATCCGCCGAGCTCTCGTCGAGATGCCGTTGGAGTACACCGAGTCGGAGATCGTCAACCGAGTCACGATGCTCTATGGCCGCTTCCCGCAGGACAGTGACGGCAGCACGGTCGGTGAATGGCAGTGGCGTCTTGGAGCTGGACCTCCCGCAGCTGGTCAGGTGTATTGGGACCTCACGACGCAGACGCTTCGCATCCACGAGGTCGACAACAACGGCACCAACCAGCGTCTCAACCTGCTCAACGCCATTGAGGGCAACGGCGTCTACGTGCTGTCACCGGTTGAGACCCGCCGCCTCACCGGCGTGGTGAATGCCCGGTCGATCACTGGTCAAGTCTTCGCGTTGACGTTGATCGACGCCAGCAGCGGCGCAGCGGGGTTGCCGACAAACAACGCAGTCTGCAGCATCAGCACTGGTTCGCCGAGTGGCGAGCTTGCGCTCGTCGTCGAGGACCTTCCGTCGCAGGCGCAGTTCGGCATTCACGAGACGAGCGTGACGACCTACTACTCCGAGCTCGTTGGCGTTGGAGCTCGCGGCAACCGCGTCATCAAGCGGTGGAAGCGACCGCGCTGGCTGCACACCATCACCGTCAACCTCAGCTTGCCGTCAAGTGAAGCAGAGTTCGACATGATCACGCGGCTTGAGGCTAACGACACTGTGAACATCGACGGCGTCGACGAGCAGCAACCAGGTCTTGGTGGCGGAACGGCGGTCTTCGTCGAAGGTATGATCCATTCCTGGGATCGCAAAGACGACGGCGAGCCAGTCCTTCGCGTTCAGCTCGGAACGAGCCCGGTCTCCGCATGGACCGAGCTCAGCGGTTACGGCGTCGGCCCATACGGCGCCGGTCCATACGGAGGTTCAGCATGACGCTCGAGTTGCCGCCAGCGCTACCGACTCAGCTGCAAGATCCATGGTTCAGCCCGCGACAGGCATGGGATGAGTGGGCGCAGGACCTACTGCTGCGTCTGCCGCGTGGACTCATCCGGCTCAGTGCGGTCGGCTCTACGGTCGAGTCAACGGCGACTGGCGTGGCGAGCCCGTGGTCGGCGACCGAGACAGTCGCCATCGAAGCGGGTCGACGCTACCGACTCACCTTCGATGCGACCTTCGCCGACACCAGCGCGACGAACAACGCGGGTACTGGCGTGAACGCCGAGTGGCAGAGCACCGGGGCGCTCGCGCAGGCCGCGAGTTCGTGGGGTCGCGCGTTCGTCGCTGGCAGGTTCGACGCCAACCGCATCAGGCAGCAAGCCTCAATCAACTTCACCGCGACTGTGACTGGCAACGCCACAATCAGTATGCGCATCACTCGGCTGTCGAACGACGGGCGAGCCACGCTGCAGAGCCCGCGCTGGTGGATCGATGACGTCGGCCCGCTGACGGTGCTGGGGAGCGAAGTCGCTGCACAGACGCCCGAGTTCACGCCCACCCCGCCCGAGGACGAGGAGATCACACCATGACTGAGCCGTACCCGGATCGGTACCCACAGGACGACGACCGCCCGCTGGACGACCTGCCGGACGACGCCTTCGACCCCGAGGCGCCCGCGCCGCAGGACGACTACGAGCCGCCCGCAGGCGAGGAGGTCACCGATGCGTAGTGCCGAAGGCGCAATCGACTGGATGATCGACCAGAATCGGCGCGGCACCACTGGTTGGCAGGGCTGGTGCCTTCGTGCATCCCGCACGGCATGGGGTCTACCCGGTGGGTGGAACTCCGCCAACGACTGGTGGGCCGCGGTTCCGCCTGAACACAAGCATCCATGGTCGCCGAATCCGCCGCTTGGCGCACCAGTGTTCTGGGCTGGCGGCAACCATGGCCACATTGAGTTGTCCGACAATCGCGGCGGCATCTGGGGCACTGACTCGCCGGTGCGGGACCGCATCGGCAACGTCGACATCAACTGGCCTCGTGATCGCTGGGGCTTCCGCAACGTCGGCTGGGCTTCATGGCTCAACGGCCGCGTGCTACCGCTCGACATGAGTGGTGGCGGCTCGAATCCAGGAGCACCAACAACACCCGACCCTCAGGAGGTTCAGATGGACTACGCAGAAGTCACTCGTTCTGCGGCGCAGCGCGTCGGGTCCGAGTGGGCATGGCTCACCTTCAACCGCGACGTTCGCAACACGTCCGGCGTTCACTGGCAGAACGGCATTTTCTCGATGGCGTCGCGCCGCTGGGACATTGACTTGTCCCTGTCGCTGGTTGTGCCGAGCGGGCGCGCGAACCGCGTGAGCGTTCAGGCGCTCGTCGTCGATGGCAACAACAACGTGAGCGTCGCGTACCCGGTGCAGTCGTTCGACGTCGGCGACGGATTGGTGTCCGCTCGTTTCGCTGGGTTGAGCGGCTTCTGCAGCGCGAACCGTCGCGTTCGCATCCGCGCTCGCGCTCTCGATGCGGCCTGCGACATCATGCCCTACGCAGTGTGCAAGCGGTTCGCATGAGCAAGCACGGGGGAACGTCTCGCGTTGCGTTCGCGCTCGCCGTTGGCGTCGCCATCTCGCTTGTGATCCTCACGGCTGGCGTGTTCTTCGCCATCGCTGACGAGCAGTCGAAGCTGTCGGCTGAAGCGTCAACACTTGCGTCAGCCGTACTTGGCGGCGCAGTTGGTGCGTTGGCAACGTACCTCGGTGGGACCAAGAGTGATGAGGACGAGTACGAACGCGGCTACAACGACGGGCTCGATGCGTGGGATGCATCGCATCCGCCGAGCGGCGACGACGACATCATCCCGTAGCAAGCCGGGGCCCCAGTTGACCGAGCAGCTGGGGCCCCCTTTGCGGCATACATGTTTCACATGATACGTTTCTCCCTGTACGGCAAGCCACCAAGCACCAGCCACCAAGGAGACACCATGAACGCCAAGCTCGTCCACGGCACGGACGGCCGCAACTACGTCGTCCAGAACGGTCTCGCGACGTTCACCACTCGCAGCATCGACGAGGCGTACGAAGTCATCGACGGAATGTACGCCCAAGAGCAAGAGCTCGCTGCTGAGGCTGCCAATGAGCGTTGGTTCGAGGAGCGCGGCGGCAGCAACTACGCCGGCTCAGACGAAGAAGCGCGCGACCGCTTCATGGACTCACTCATTGGACTCTGATTCGCTCGCCCCGCCGGTCAACACGGATCGGCGGGGCCCCATGCCGGGCGAAACGTTTCACATGATACGTTTCTCCCTGTACGCCACCAACCGCAACAGCCACCAAGGAGAACCGCAATGAAGACCGCCGCCGCCCGCATCGCCAGCACAATCGACACCAACTACGTCACTCGCGACCACGTCATCCTCACCTGGCACAACGAGACGTTCGAGCTCGACCGCGCAGCATCGACGATGCACGCGCTCGCCATCCGCGCCGCCGAGAAGCTCGCGTCCACTGATGAGGACATCGTCCGTCGCAGCGCCCAGCTGCAGCGTGAGCTTGACTGCATCACCGACGGAATCAAGCGCGGCATCCACGTTACCAACTCCATCGGTCGCATCGCCGCTGAGATCGACCACCTCACGGACCTGCGCAGCGAGCGCGCTACGACGCTTCGCGCGATCCTCAACAGCATCTGATCCACCACGTTCGCCACCAACCAACAAGGAGAACCGTCATGGCCGTCCAGGCTAGCGGCAAGTTCATCACCACCGACGGCGGCCGTGAGTTCGTTCATGGCCTGTTCGTCCTCAACATCGGTGACACCGTCCGCGTCCTCGCGTACGGATACGGCGCCACCCGCGAGGACTGCGGCCGCACCGGCACAGTCATCGGCTTCGGCCGCAACCGCGCTCACGTCGACTTCGGAATCGACGGAACCAAGTCGATCGGCGGGGGTTGCCTCGCTCGCATCGACGCCTGACCACTCGCGCCACAACTGCAAGGCCACCAACCACACCAACCGAACAGGAGCACCATCATGGCCAGCACCATCTACAGCTGCGTCAACGCCAAGGGCGAGACGCTGAAGACGTTCACCAAGCGCCAGCGCGCGGTGGACGAGTACGAAGCCGACAGCACCAAGCAGATCGTTGCCGTCATCGCCTCGCCCAGTGGCAAGGTCATCATCGGCGAACTCGACTACAAGCCGTCGACGCCTGAGCCTGCAAAGCCGAAGGCCACCAAGGCCGCCGCGCCCGTGACACAAGCCGACCGCGTCGTCGCGGCGGCGAAGCTGCGAGCGAAGCGCAACAAGCTCATGCAGCGCGACCGCGACGCGGTCCTCAAGAACGCGCCGGCCGAGAAGCGGTGCGGTCGCTGCAAGGAGACGCGCGGTCGCCACGACTTCAACGTCGACCTCAGCATCGAGGACGGACTCCGCGCGTGGTGCAAGCACTGCTACAAGGAGTACGCCGCCACCCGTCGCGCCAAGGCCAAGGCCGCGAAGCTTGCTGCCGCCAAGGCGGTTGCAGCATGAGCCGCCGGCGCGGCTCCAACCGCGAGCTCATCATCGAGACGCTGAAGCAGCTTGGCGCGACTGGCGCCACCTGCAGCGAGCTCGGCGTTCTGCTGCCGAACATCCCCAAGGGCTCGATCAGCTCGACGCTCCACGTCCTTGAGGGTCGCGGGATCGTGTATCGCGATCTGTCGCGTCGCGAAGGGTCGGCGGTGTATCGACATGGTCGACCGCTCGTCGGCCAGTCTGCGCAGCCTCAGGCGCTCCCAGTCGCGACGCTGGAGGTTGCAACCGACAGCATCATGGAAGCGTACCGCCGCGGCTACCGCGACGGCTTCAAGGATGGAGTCACCTCATGAAGTACCCGGACATCCACGTCAAGCTCAGTGGCGAGGACGGCAACGCGTTCGCCATCATCGGAGCTGTGCAGCGCGAGATGAAGCAAGCTGGCGTCTCGGCCGAGGAGCGTAACGCGTTCTTCGGCGAGGCGACCAGTGGCGACTACGACAACGTCATCCAGACGGCGATGCGTTGGGTGAACGTCTCATGACGCCGCAGGAGCGGTCGCACGAGCTGGAGCTCTGCAGCGCAGTCGTCCGCAGCGAGGGTTACGGCCCAACGGCGATCAACCCGCCGGAGTACTGCGACCGCGAGGTTGAGCCCGGCTCGGAGTTCTGCAACCAGCACCAAGGCTACGACGAGCAATGAACCGTCGATGGGTCGTGGTGATGGTCGACAGGAGCGGGGCAATCGAGGTGTACGGCATCTTCAACAACCGAAGCAAAGCGTTCGACGAGATGGAACGTCGGCGGATCGAACAGCCGCATCGATACGTCGCGACCAAGCTGACGCAGATCCGGTCCGCCGGCTCGGCCGCTCCAGAGAGGGCCCCACGTTTCGAGTGAAACGTTCCACATGATACGGTTCTCCCTGTACGGCAAGCCACCAAGTCACCAGCCACCAAGGAGCACAGCATGAACACCGTCGCCACCATCCAGGCCGCAGCAGAGAACATCATCGACGGATACGCAGTCGCCTACACCGACGACATGACGGTCTCACTGGAGTCCGCAGTCACCAACCACGTCATCACCGTCTACGTCGAGCACGAGAGCGTCATCAAGGCAAAGCTGCTCAACCGCCGCGGCGTCATCCTCGCTGAGATCAGCCTGAACGGCAGCGCCACCATCGTGGACAACCTGCTCGGCGCGACAGTCCGCGAGTTCTGCGACGTCATCAACGACGAGCGCATCAGCTTCTGAGCCACCGCCACCACGCCACCAAGGAGCAATCATGACCGACCAGAAGATCGCCGAGCGGATCGCTGCGCTGTTGCGCAAGGCGGAGTCGACGACCAACCCCCACGAAGCCGAAGCGTTCAGTGCCAAGGCTGAGGAGCTGATGCTCAAGCACGCCATCGAGGAATCGATGCTGCCGACGGACGGCAAGCCTGCTGAAGCCGTGGTGAGCAAGACGGTTGTGTTCACCGGCGGGTACCACGCGGATGAGCTGCTCATGGCGTGGCAGGTCGTTCGAGCTCTCAGCCTGACCGGCTACAAGGGCCACGTCGGCAAGTACATGAACGCCGACGGCAAGATGCGGAACGGCCAGCCGCTGTACGTCATCGGCCACGAGAGCGACGCTGCATCTGCACGCGTCCTCATCGCATCACTGCTGCTGCAGTGCCACTCCGCCCGTCGTGCGTGGTGGAAAGACTTCGACGGCAAGCAGCTGATGACGGCGGCCGAGCGCGAGGTCGCCAACCGCGCGTTCATCCGCAGCTTCGGCGAGGGTGCGGCCGTTCGCATCAAGGTCGCCAAGAAGACGGCTGAGACCGAGTACGAATCGACCCATGGCGAAGGCTGCTTGGTCGTCGTCAAGGATCGCAAGCAGCGCGAGATCGACGAGTTCTTCGCGCAGCAAGGAACACGCAAGACGAACGCCCGCGGACGAGCAAGCAACGCGGCTGGCCGGTCGGCCGGTCGTGACGCTGGTTCACGAGCAGACACTGGATCAACGAGGATCAACGGAGGGTCACGCGCAATCGGTGCGTGACCACTAACAAGGCCAACCAAGGAGACGCGACCAGACATGACTCAGACAACCATCTTCGACCAGCTCGGTGAGGTCGACCCAGCTCACGCTGGAATGCGGCAGCTCCATCCGCTGCTCGATCCGTCGCCGCAGTACGACCGGCACGGCAACCTCCGCGATCCAGATGCACCGGACACCACGGAGCTCGACCCATCCGTGAACGACGGCATGTGGCAACACCGCGACCTGTTCGGTCACCAGCTTCGCTGGGCTCTGATCGGTCGAACCATCATGGGCGGCGAGCGGATCCTGGACCTCGGCTGCGGATCGACGATGCCGCTCGCCAACACCATCAACTTCGGCCTGGGAACGTACTTGCCTGATCTGTACGTCGGCGTCGACTACGGCAAGATCAGCCGGAACGTCGGCAAGCGAGCTCCACGCAAGTGGGAAGGCGAACACCGCAGCAACTTCGATGCGACCGATCGCAAGCAAGTCGAAGACCTCATCGAGCTGCACGGCAAGTTCACGCTCGTCACGAGCTTCGAGGTCATGGAACACATCTTCCCGGCGGAGTCCGTCGTCGACTACGTGGCGAACGCGTACCTCGCCCTCGAGCCGGGTGGACGGTTCATCTGCTCGACGCCGGTCGTTGAGGTCAACAGCCGCGGGCAGCGTGTTCGCGCTCGCAACCACGTCCATGAGTTCGGCATCGACGAGCTGCGTGGCATCATCGAGTCGCAGGGCTTCGTCATCGAACAGCGGTTCGGCACGTTCGCCAACTACCACGACATCAAGCGAGCCCTCAAGGAAGGCGGCCACGCGGATGCACTCGCCGTGTACGAGCGTTGCCGCGAGTTCCTGACCGACAACGTCCTTGCGTGTATGCTGGCTGCGGCATTCCCTGACCACAGCCGCAACAACACCTGGATCTGCCGGAAGCCGGTGGACGCATGAGCGACGATGCCACACCAGTTCTCATCGCCATCGATGCGGCATCACGCGTCAACGAGGATGAGCAGCTCGAGATCAAGCTCACCATCATCGGCGCATCAGTGCTCCTCACGATCGAACCCGGCAAGTTCGGCGAGACCGAGGCGGAGTTCACCAACGTCATGCTTGGCGTCGAGGTCATGGTCAACACGTTCCGCGAGGAGTGGCTCGACCTCGTCAAGCTAGCGATCCAGCTCCACACTGGTGACGAGTCGTGACGACCGTCGCGCTCGCTGTCGCATTACTCGCAGTCTCCGGCGGCGCGTTCATCCTTGGATGGGTCGCCGGAGTCTGGTCACTGGATCGAGCTGTCAAGCAGGGCCGATACCCTGCGCGGAAGGACAAGTCATGAGCAAGTATTCCGCAATCCGGAAGCTTGAGCTACTCGGCCAGAAGGTCGAGACGGACGAGCAGGAGTACCGCAAGCTCAAGGAGCAGGAGCGCAAGGCTGTCGCCAATGCCCTGCTGCAAGGGGCATCACTCGCCGAGGTTGAAGCGGCGAGCTCGCTGAGCCGCTCCACCATCTACCGGATCCGTCTGGAGCTGATGGCGTGAGGTTGACGAAGCGCAGCTGGTCGATCAACCTTGCGCTCACAGCCGCGACGCGCAGCGAGGAGTTTCACAAGGTTGGTGCCGTCGTCTGCCGGGCCGATGGAGTCGTCATCGGACTCGGCTACAACGGACCACCGCCCGGTGTTGACCTCGAAGCCACCAGTCGCGACGAGAGGCGTCCGTACGTCATCCATGCAGAAGCGAATGCGCTGCGCCTCACGACGCCTCAGATCGCGACCGGTGGATGGCTTGCAACGTCGCACCACCCCTGCGCGGAATGCATCAAGCTGGCTGCCGCGTACGGCGTCGGCGAGATCAACTGGAAGCACGAGCTCGATTGGACCGTCTACGACCGTTCAGCAATCCAGTTGGTAGCGTTCCGCACCGGTGTTCGTCTCATCCAAGACCAAGGAGCAACACATGCTTGACAAGATCTTCGAGCGGCAGCTCGAGCTGCAGCGCAAGAGCTTCGGCGTCTCACCGAACGAGCTCGATGCAGAGGGTCGGCGCGACTACATCGTCGACATGATGCTCGCGCTGCAGGACGAGCTGCACGAAGCGCTGAACGAGACCGGCTGGAAGGCGTGGCAGACAAGTCGCCACTTCCACAAGGATCGGTTCGGCAACGAGCTCATCGATGCGCTGCACTTCCTCGTCAACCTGTTCCTCGTCGCCGGGTGGACAGCGGACGATGTCGAGGCGGCGTACTTCGAGAAGGCTGCGATCAACGCAGCCCGTCAAGCTCGCGGATACGACGGCTTGAACAAGTGCAAGGAATGCAGCCGAGCTCTCGATGACCCGGCTGTCGACTGCACTGAGCAGGCTTGCCATGCGTAGGCCGCAGCTCGTCATCGTCGAAGGCACTGACGGCACAGGCAAGTCGACGCTCGCGAAGCAATGGGCGGAGCTGCACGATGCGCCGCTCAAGCACTACGGCGTTCCGACCCAGGGGTTCGACGCGGAGTACATGGACGACATCATCGACTTCAGCCAGACCGGCGAGCCGCTGATGATCCACGACCGTGGCTTCATCGGTGAGCCCGTCTGGGCGGCATTACGCCACCGTGAACCGCTGCTGCCGGCGTACGACATCCCGCGTCGGCTCGACCAGGTTCACTTCTGGGTCGACCTCACCGTCGTCGTGCTCGATCGCAAGCCGCACCAGATCATCCATGAGTTGACGGCTCGAGGTGAGGCTGATACCACTGGCGAGGTCCTCGCAGCACGTCGGCAGTACGACGGGATGGTCAAGCTGCTACGCGGCCTCCGCGTCCAGGTGTTCACCGGCGAGCTGCCGAGCTTCGCTGACGGCATCACTACCGCGTCAGGTCTGCGCGTTGGAGGCGACGCGTGATCCCGAGTGACCTCATCCGTCGAGCCTGGTCTGACGTACTCCACGGAGATCTGGTGAGCCCTCGTGGTCACGAGACGCTCGAGGTCGCGAACTGGAGCTGCACTGTTGACGACGCGTCGGTGATTCCGTTCACGATCCCCGGCCGTGCTGGTCTCAATCCGTTCATCGGTGCTGTCGAAGCCCTGCAGCTGGTTGGCCAGACGCATGCGCCGGAGCTCATCAAGCAGAAGTGCGAGTCGCTGTATCGGTTCACCGATCACGGCATCTTCGAGGGCGGCTACGGCATCCGAGCGTTCGGCCAGCTTGGTCGCGTGTTCGACCTGCTCAACCGCGACCCCGACAGCCGGCAAGCTGTTGTGACGATCCATGACGGCAAGCAGGATCTGCTGCGGCAGACCAAGGACGTTCCATGCACGCTTGCGCTGCAGTTCATGGTGCGCAACGGCGAGCTCTGCCTGCGCGTCACCATGCGGAGCAACGACGTCTGGTTGGGCTTGCCGTACGACGTCGTCCAGTTCATGATCCTGCAGCAGGCGATGGCATCAGCACTGCAGCTTGACGTCGGTTGGTACCACCACTCGGTTGGCTCGTTGCATCTGTACGACCGCGACCGGCTCAAGGTTGAACTGGCGCTGACGGACACCAGCCTCGACGACAACTTCGTGAGCACCGGCTGGCACGGTCGATCATGGGATGACGTCAGTCGAACGGCTCGCCAGATCCTCAACGACGAGGACTACGGAATCGATGAGTCGACTCCGCTTGAACGCCACCTCAGCCGGCTCATCTGGTCATAGGTTCAAAGTCCACCACCACCAAGGAGCATCATGGGAACACTGAAGACGACGGAGACGAAGGGTCGCCGCTACATCCATCCAGACGACGAGTCGGTGGCGGTACCAAGCGTCACAACGTTCCTCAACATCATGGACAAGCCAGCGCTGCCCAGGTGGTCCGCAAAGCTCGTCGCGGAGTACGCTGTCGAACATCGCGAGTCGTGGCAAGGCCTGCCTGATGACGACGCAGTCAAGCTGCTCAAGGGCATCCCGTGGAGTCGCGCCAAGTCGAGCGCGGATCGCGGCACTGATGCTCACAGCTACGCCGAGGACCGTATGACGCTGGGTCTGCCGCCCAACGCGGTGACCAACGAGGCGAAGAATGTCGACGCCATCATCGAGCAGTTGCTGCAACGCGGCTTCAAGCTGTTCGACACCGAGGTCACCATGTGGAACGAGTCCGCCGGCTACGCTGGAACGTGTGACCTCATCGGCGCAATGAACGATGAGATCTGGCTGCTCGATTGGAAGACGAGCAAGGCTGTCTACGCCGACATGGCGCTGCAGCTCGCTGCGTACCGCTGGTGCGATTGGTACATGCCGAACAGGGGCAATGCCAAGGTGCAGCTTCGCAACGAGGATGGATCGCCGAAGATTCAACGCGCCGCGATCCTGTGGGTCCCCAAGGAAGGCAAGGGTGACATCGTCGAGATGAAGGTTGGTGCCGATGAGTACGACGCCGTGCTTGCCGCGCGCAAGCTCTGGCAGTGGAGCAACGACAACAAGTGACCGCGTCGGGACCTCACCGCTCAAGCCAGCACTGCTGGATCTGCAACACGCGATTCAGCAAGTACGTCAGCAAGGATCGCGCGGTCTGCGAGGACTGCATCGAACAAGACAAGGACGTATTGCGATGACGATCCGCGTGACCGCTGGACAGAAGCGTATTGCTGCTGAGCTGTTGGCGAGCCGCGGCGTCGACGACAAGGACTTCATCGATCGACTGCTGATGGAAGTTGTCACAGCGAACGATGAACGCACAAGGTACGTGGTGGTGGTGGAGGAGCCACGGAGTGGGGAAGCTCCAGCTCACCTCAAGGTGTTCGGCGACTTCGCCACCACCACTGCTGCGATGAAGGCGGTAAACACCGGATTGCTCGCGTCGCGACCTGGCGCTCGTGGAGCTGTGCTGCCACTCATCAAAACGCCGCGCAAAGGACAGGATTGGACATGAAGACATGCCGAACCTGCGGCAAGACACTGAGCATCGCGAGCTTCTACAAGCACCCTAAGGCTGTTGACGGCCGCAAGAACCATTGCATCGAATGCATCACTCGGCAGCAGCGCAACCGCCGCTTCAACCTTCATGGTAGTTGGTATGACTCCACGCTGGAAGCACAGGGCGGAGTCTGCGCGATCTGTCGCAAGAGGCCAAGCGACGATCCGCGACGGCTAGCTGTTGACCACGATCACTCCTGCTGCAACGGTAAGACCTCGTGCGGCGAATGCGTCCGCGGCTTACTGTGCGCGCAATGCAACCGGGGGCTCGCGGCGTTCCGCGATGATCCTCAACTACTCCGCTCGGCGGTAGCGTACCTCGAGCGGTCAACCGCACCAGATGGTGCATGAACAAGGGAACAGGTGAACACATGAGTGCGAATGACGCATTCGATGATGTCAACGACATGCTGCTGAGTGGCGGCGTTCCGTGGGCATCCTTCAAGGAGCGCGGGGCAACCGTCACCGGTGTCGTGCAGTCCGCCAAGTCTCGGCAGAGCCGCGACATCGAGTCCGGCGAGCTGAAGACGTGGGACGACGGCAGCCCGATGATGGAGGTTGCGGTGATCGTCAAGACCGAGCTCCGCGACAAGACCATCGAGGATGACGACGGTACTCGCCAGATCGTCATCAACAAGGCCGCCATGAAGGCTGCCATCGCCAAGGCGCTGCGGGCGGCAGGAGCGAAGCTCGAGGTTGGCGGGACGCTCAGCGTCACGTACACCGATGATGCTGAGCCCAAGAAGCGCGGCATGAACGGAGCCAAGCAGTTCGAGGCGAAGTACACGCCGCCGGCTCTGCTCGACGCTGATGACCTTGCTGAGGCGTTCGGCGGCGAAGTCGTCGGCGACAAGCCGCCGTTCTGATCAGGCGGTAAGACAGCAACGGCGGCTGCCTCCTCGCGGAAAGCAGCCGCCGTTGCTCGCTCAACAACCGAATCGTGGGAAGCGGCCGGAGCTGGTCGCCACCAAGCAACCGAGGAGAACTGTACCAATGACTGAGCCGAACCTCAGGATCGTCCCGCCAGATCCCGGTGCATCACTCCTCGAGGCGGCGTTGAGCTACGCGTCCGGTGGGATTGAAGTGTTCCCGGTGATCACGCAGAACAAGATGACGTTCCCGCTGACCAAGCACGGCTTCAAGGAAGCGTCGACTGATCCGCAGGTCATCACTGCGATGTTCGCCGGCACCGCCGCGAACGGCATCGGACTTCACCACGAGTCGCTGGTCGTCATCGATGTCGACGATCCGACTGCCGTCACGGCTGACGTGCTGGAGATGCTCGAGCGCAGTGGAGCACCGAAGCAACGAACGTTCCGCGGCTACCACTTCGTCTTCGTCGGCGACGGGACGGTGAAGCAAGGCACCAAGGTGTTGCCGGGCATCGACACCAGGACCGGCATGGGGTACATCCACGCGGCGCCGACGGTCCACAAGGACGGCGGCGAGAACGTCTACCACTGGGAGACGAGCGGCGGTATCCCGACGATTCCGTTCGAGCTACGGAAGCTGCTGCCAAGCCGCGACGACCAGCCAAGCGGCAGCATCGACGCTGGTGTGCATGCCGTCTTGGGCTCAGGCTTCGAGCTGCCGGACTGGATCCCAGATGGGCAACGCCACGACATCGTCTACAGGTACGCTTGCTCGCTTCGCGCTCGCGGCTTCACGTTCACGCAGGCTGTCCGCGCAATGCGCGAGCTGATGCCGCGGATCGAGTCCACGCCGCGTCGACCGTACGAGCTCAGCGACGCGATCCACGAGCTCGATCAAGCGTGGACCCTGGATGGTCCGTCTGCTCGCGTCCAGTCTGAGACCTTGCAAGCACCCACCGATGATGCGGACGAGGCAGAGGACGCGACCAGTGAGTTCCGGGACTTGTCCTGGGCCCTGCTCCCCGAAGACCAGTGGCCGAAGCCGCGACCCGGTGAGCTGCTAAGTCGAGCCGATGGCAAGTGCCTGTTCTACCGCGGCAAGGTGAACGGGATCTACGGCGCTCCGGAGTCTGGCAAGACGTGGATTGCGCTGGCGGCGATCGTCGAGGAAGTGAAGCAAGGTGGCTTCGCGGTGTTCGTCGACATCGACCACAACGGAAGCGAGCAGCTGGTGCTGTGGCTCGCAGCCTTGGGGCTTGAACCGGCGGCGATCGCAGACCCCAGCCGCTTCAGGCTGTACGAGCCAGATGGAGCTGCTCAGTACCGGATCACGATGAAGCAGCTCATCGACGAGAAGCCGACGCTCCTGGTTGTGGACTCGATCGGCGAGCTGCTGCCAATGCTGGGACTCAAGAGCCTGGACAACGACGAGGTGCGGCGAGGTCTCCGCCCTCTCGCCCTGTTCGCCGATGAGACTGGTTGCTGCATCATCACAGTCGACCACATCACCAAGGACGCCGGCAACACCAAGTACGCGATCGGCGCTGGCGGCAAGAAGGCGATGGTGAACGGCAGCTACATCTACGTGGACGCCATCACCCAGCCAGTCCCAGGGCGGATCGGCAAGCTGAAGCTCACCATCGAGAAGGACAGGCTGGGCGGTGTACGAGCAGACGCTGAAGCGAGGCACTGGGGGACCGCGACGATGGACAGCACGGGAGACGGCGTGGTCCTCGTCATCGATCCACCGACGAGCATCCACGACATCGTCCGCGATGAGCAAGCGGAAGCCATGATCTTGGCCGCCATGGAGGACTGTCGGACGATCCGGGAGCTGGTCGAGAGGACCGGTTACGACAAGTCGAAGGTCCACAGAATCTTGTCTCACCTGTACCGAGACAAGCGAGTGAGACGAGACAAGCGTGGGAGCTACCATCTGCCAGATGGTGAGACAAGCCCGTGAGACAAGAGATTCAAGCCAGGGTTGACCAAGGAGTACTTTGTCTCACTGTCTCATCTTGTCTCATCGCGTCTCGTGAGACAGCCGCCTCTTTGTCTCGTCTCACGGGGGTATCTATACCCGTGAGACGTGAGACAAGCAGCTCGAGGCAGGCCTGATGAACGTTCCGAAGCCAGCAACACCGCAGGACCTACGAAGCCACCTGTGGATGCTGCACGGGGTGTACGTCGGAGACGAGAAGAAGCTGGCCGGCTTGCGCGAATGCCACGACTCCGAGCATGAAGATCGGTGGTCACATGGACGCGTTGATCATCGACACGTGTGAGGATGCGCGACTATGAGTGCAGCCAAGGCAAAGGGTACGTGGTGGGAATCGTCCATCGTGAAGTGGCTGATCAGCCGCGGTCACACGGCGGTTGAGCGTCGAGCGCTGACGGGGTCGGCAGATCGTGGCGACATCGCCGGTCTGGCTGGAGTCGTGATCGAGGCGAAGAACCACGGCACACTGACGCTGAAGCCATGGATGCAGGAGCTTCAGCGCGAGGTGGACAACGATGGAGCTGTGCTCGGCTTGCTGTGCGCGAAGCGGAAAGGTAGCACCAGTCCTGAGGATGCGTATTGGCTGATCGATCCGCGCCACGTACCGATGGTGATCCGAGCGGTGCAGCAGTACCAGGAGGTTCGACGTGACGAAGCCGGGTAGCTGGAACACGCTGCGATTGCAGCGGCTCGCGATGGCGCGCGAAGACGATGAGCCGTGCTGCAGGTGTGGCGGCCAGATCCACTACGAGCTGAGCGGCAACCATCCGTTCGGTCCGACCATCGACCACCTCGATCCGTTGGTGATGGGTCACAGCGAGATCGTTCCGTTGGACCGTCTTGCGCCGTCTCACCAGCGCTGCAATGCCAGCCATGGTGGCAAGCAGATCGCTGCGCTCGTGGCTGAAGGCAAGCGAAGCCTCGGCGTCACCAGCACGAGGCGCGCGGTGCATCAGAAGTCTGGCGATGAAGCCGTCGAGCCACCCGGTCGTCACGCAGCGTTGCCGCCCGCTTTCTCGACGGGCGCGCAGCCAACCCCGACACTCAAGAAGGACTCCTCCTCGGAGGCGACGAGGGGCTCAGAGAGCTCCACGGAGGCAGGCCCTGGCAAGCAATCACCGGACGATCGCAACGCGACCGAGCGCGATCCTGTGGCCCCGAGCAATGGCCCGTACTCAACTGATGTCGGACTGCCCGAACCGTTCCACGGGCCGGCGCAGGACGATGCAGCCCTGGCGCAGGCCGCCGCGGCCCTGATGCCGTGGTTGCAGCCTGTTGTAGACCAGATGGGGCCCGACGCGGTGTGGCCGCGCGTGATGAGTGGTCGCCACCCGCTTGCGACGGGGACGCATGGCTACGACGCGATCGACTGGATCGAGAAGCGTCGGGCAGCGGATGAGCGGATCCCAGCCAAGCAGAAGAAGCTGCGGTGGTTTCAGAAGCTGTTCGTGGTCCGCGTGCTCGAACACGACGAGGATGGCGCGCTCGTCTGGGAGACGGTGCTGCTGTCGACGTCGCGGCAGGTCGGCAAGTCGGTGCTGCTGCGTGAACTTGCCCTGTGGCGCGGCCACGCGTCCGAGCTGTTCGGCGAACCGCAGTTCATCCTGCACACCGCGAAGGATCTGAACGTCGCAGACGAGGTGCAGCGGCCCGGTCGCGTCTGGGCTGAGGAAGCTGGCTACAAGGTTCGCTACTCCGCCGGTACGCAGGAGATCCAGTTCCCTGACGAAGGTCGCTGGGCGATCCGCACGACGCGTAGCGTGTACGGCTACTCAGCCGGCGTCGGCGCGGTGGACGAAGCATGGGGCATCAGCAGCGAAGTCGTCGACGACGGTATCGAGCCGGTGTTGGCGGAGCGCGAGCAGCCGCAACTGTGGCTCATCAGCACCGCACACCGCGAAGCGACCGAGCTGTTCCCTGGTCGGCGTCGCAAGGTGGTCGCGCGGTTGAACATCGTCGATGAGGACGACGCGCTGTTGGTTGAGTGGAGCAGCGATCCAACGCGCCCAGCCCACGACATCGAGGGTTGGCGTGAGGCGAGTCCGCACTGGACGAAGCGGCGTCAACGAGTCGTCGCCGCGAAGCTCGGCCGCACCGGCTTCGATCAGCAGTGGCGCAACATCTGGCCTGACCACGCCGGCGACAAGTCGTGGATCAACCCAAGTCAGTGGGCGGACTTGCAGCGTGACGGCATCACGCTCCGCGGCGACATCGCGGTCACGCTCGTTCCTGACACCGACCAGCAATGGTGGCAGCTCGTTGGTGCAATGCCTGACACCAGCAACACGGTTGCCGCGGTACACTTGGGCTCGTACAGCTCTCACACCGCTGCACTTGCTGTCGTCGACGACCTCATCAACCTCCCCGGCTCGCGCGTCACGCTGCTCATTCCACGCGTCGTCCGCGGCCGCATCACTAAGCCACAAGGAGCAACGGACCTCGTGATCTTCGGCATGAGTGACCTCGCCGCCGCGACAACGACGGTGCTGTCCGCCGTCAAGTCTGGTTGGCTGAAGATCGATGGTCCCGCAGACTGGGGTGATGCAGCTCGAACCGCTGTCGCCCGTCGCGAAGCAAGCACGTATCGGATCAGCGACAAGCTGAGTCCCAACACGACTGCGCCCGCGATCGCCCTTGCCGTCAGCGTCTGGTGGGCGAGCCGCAAGGACCGACCTGTTGCGTGGGTGGTGTGATGAAGCGGCTTGGCAATGCACTGCAGCTTGCTGGCGCGGCGCTCGTCTGCATCGGCGCATCGCTTCTGCAGCTGTGGCTCGGACTCGTTCTAGGCGGCGTCGCGTTAGTCGTCGTCGGCTACCTCATCGAGAAGGCGGATGACCATGGGTCTGGCTGAGCTGTTCCCTGCAAGCTCTCGACGCGGACGCGTCCAGCTTGGTTCTGACTGGAGTCAAGGCCAGTTCGGCCTGTGGCCAGGTCTGATCAACGACGGTGCGAGCTTTGCGCCGATGAGCCGTGAGATCGCTGAGGGACTTCCCGGCGTGGGACGCGGCGTGCGACTTATGAGCGGCGTCGTGTCGCAGCTGCCGATGGTTGCGTACCGAGGCTTGCTCGATCCTGCGTCGCCCAACACCCCCGTTGCGCCGCAGCCGACAGTCCTTCGCAACCCTGATCCGATCGGCTTGAAGCGCAGCGGCTGGATGGGTGCAGTGACGGCCGATCTCGTCTGGCATGGCAACGCGTTCGCGTACCGCGGACCTGAGGTGAGTGACAGCCGCGGTTGGCCGCTGCGTCTGCCGCTGATCAGCGCAACCGACGTCGTCTGGGACGACTACGACAAGGTGTGGCGCGTCGGTCCTGAGCTGGTGAACGTCGATGAGGGCGACCTGCTGCACTTCCAGGTCAACGCGAAGGCTGGTTGCAAGCTGGGGCGCGGCATCTTGCAGATGTACCCGGATACGTTGCAGCTCATCAAGCAGACGGAACACGCAAGCCACGTGGTGATGAAGTCCGGTCGGCCTGTCGGCATCATCAGCCTCGAGGGCGACCCAACTCCTGAGCAAGCCAAGGACTACAAGGATGCGTTCGTCAAGGCGATGAACGAAGGCAGCGTCGCAGCGATGAGCCGCGCGACGTTCGGTCCTGTGACGTGGAACGCCAACGACCTCGCTCTGGTGCCGATGCGCGAGTACAACCTACGTCTCGCCAGCGACATCCTCAACATCACGCCGTATCTGCTGGGTGTTCCGTCGGAGAGCCGCGTCTACAGCAACATGGAGACGGAGTGGGTGACGTTCCTGCGCACGTCGCTCGGCACGTACACCGAAGCGATCAATGACGCGATGAGCACCACACAGCCGAATGGCACTGAGGTTCGCGTGGCAACTGATGCACTGACGCGCGCTGACACCAAGACGCGTTGGGAAGTCTACAAGCTTGCGGTCGAGCTTGGGGCATTGAGCCCTGAGGAAGTCCGCAGCTCTGAGGGCCTCGGCCCGATGGGCGATACGTCCGGTCTCAACTCGCTCGAAACCGCCTGAGGAGGCAACCATGACTGAGCAGCAGTTCAGCCAGTTCGCTGCGACGGTCGACGATGTCGATGAAGGCACCGGCCTCATCACAGGCGTCGCGGTTCGCTACAACACGCCTGTGGAACGTGGCCGCAACCTGTTCGAGATGGTGGAGCCGGGAACGTTCTCCCGTCAGGTTGCCGATCCTGCTCGGGTCTCGGTGTTGTGGCAACACGACAGCGACTCGCCAATCGGTCGCGCCACGAAGCTCATCGATACTGAGGAGCTCATGCGGTTCAGTGCGCAGATCACGCAGCATGCTGACGTGCCGGAAGCTCGCAAGGCTCTGGCGCTGCTGCGCGAAGGCATCATCGACGAGATCAGCGTCGGCTTCCAGTGGCAGAAGTGGACTGAGGTTCGCGAGGACGACAAGCTCACGATCCTCCACACCAGGGCTCGTCTTCGCGAACTGTCTGTCGTGACGTTCGGCGCACTCGGCCGCGATGCTCGCGTTCTCACCGTCGCGAATGACGGCAACACCGGGTTGCAGCTTGACCTGGTGCGAGCGAAGTTCGATGCACTGAACTCATGAGCCGTGGTGTGGTACGGTCGGCTCGTTGGAGACTCCCGTCGCCGCGATACTGGTCCCGCCGCTTGTCGGTCCCGCCGGTCAAGCATCGACCCCGGTCGCCGTTCGCACTGCCAACTCCCCAACTACGGTGACCTTGGAGGTCAACCATGTCTAAGCGACTGATCGAGCGTCTTCGCGCCGATCGCGACGAGATCCGCACCACTGCCGACACCGTGCTCGCCAAGGCCGACGCCGATGGCAAGCTCAGCGCTGAGGACCAGGCGAACCTGGACTCACTGCTCGCTGAAGCCACCGCGCTCGACACGCGCATCGGTGCGCTGGTGACGACCGAGATGAGCCGCATTGAGCAGGACAAGATCGAGGCGCAGTTCGACCTCGCCAGGTCCGAGCGCGCGTCCGGCTCGTCCAGCAAGACGGACGACACCAACCTCGCCGAGCAGTTCGTTCGGTCCGACATGTTCGCCGCCTACGCCGCGAACCCGAGCGGTTCGTCCGCCCGGTTCGAAGCGAAGACGAGCGCGTTCGGTCTCATCACGACCGAGGACGCGAACGACAACCCGCTCGCGCCGCGCAGCCGCGTTCGTGATGCGGCACTGCCGAGCTACCCGATCCCGCTGCTCAACGCCATCGGCTACGAGCCGGTCGGCAGCAACGCGATCGAGTGGATCGAATGGCCGGCGGATGTTCCGCTCGCCGGCGCCGTGGCCGAGGGCGCAGTCAAGCCCGAGATGACGTACTCGCCTGTCCTGCGTGAAGGCACGCTGGACACGTACGCCCATCACATCCCGCTGACGCGTCAGGCGTTGCAGGACATTCCGCGTGTGCAGGCTGTCGTGCAGAACGCGCTGCTGCGTGGTGTGTGGCTCAAGGCCGAAGCTGCAGCTGCTGCCGCTCTGGTCGCGGCAACGTTCCCGACTGCCGAGGGCGGCACGCTGCTCGAGGCGATCCGCGTGGGTCTCGCGCAGAACCAGTCTGACGGTTGGGCGACGGACGCCGTCGTTCTCAACCCGTTCGACTACGCCGAGATCGACATCGACCTGCTCACCAAGACGCTCAACGGTGCGCGGGCCGAGTCGCCGGTGTGGGGACTGCGCGTCATCCCCGCCGCGGCCGTCGCCCCCGGCACCGCGTACGTCGGTGACCTCAAGAGCGGCATGACGCTGTTCGACCGGAACGTGACGTCGATCTACATGACCGACAGCCACGCGTCTGAGTTCACGTCGAACATCATCCGCCTGCTCGGCGAGGGTCGCATGAAGACGGTCGTTGACCGTCCTGAGGCGATCGTCGAGTGCACCGCCACGGTCGTCGTTCCCTGATCCAAGCGATCAACCGTCGAGGAGGTACGGCAGGATGACTGCAACCGGTCCACTGGTCACGACTGACGAGCTTCGTGATGCCTTGAACATCGGCATCGACGATGCGAGTGAGGCGGACCTGCAGCGCGTCTGCGATGCGACCGATGGCGTCATCCTGCCGCACCTCCGAGACGGCGACTACTCGAACGTGGCTGCCGTCAACGAGGCTGGTCTCGCGGTTGCCGTTCAGATCTGGCAAGCTCGCCATTCACCTGGCGGGCAGATGGTCGGCATGGACTTGTCGCCTATGATGACGCCTCATCTGCTCGGCATCGGCTTGCTCGCTCGTGTTCGTGGCCTCATCGGTCCGTACACCGCGTTCGGTGGTGCAACGGTCGGATGACGTCGCCAGCAACGGAAGCTCGCGTCGCGTTGAGCACAGCGCTCGACGAGATCGACGGCTTGACAGTTCACGCGGTCTGGCCGCAGGGTGCAGTCAACCCTCCGATGGCGGTCATCCGTCCGCGCGAGCCGTGGATGCGACCGATCACTCTCGCCAAGACTGAGGTTGCCGTCTACGTCGACATCGCCGTCAAGGCAACCGGCAGCAACAACACCGCGATCGTCCAGCTCGAAGACCTCGCCGGCCAAGCAAGCGTCAAGCTACGTGCGGCTGGCGCGATGGTTGGTAATGTCAGTGCACCAACCACAACCGAGATCGGCTCAACGCAGTTGATGGTGTCCACCATCGAAGCACTGGTCCACGTCACCGATGAAGGAGCAACACCATGACCAC